TTTTAATATCTAGAATGAACTCTTCTATGATATCTAAATTGTCTCCACGTTTCTGTACCGCATTACCTTCTTCGTATGGTATTGGGTCGCCTTTGTTTATACAGATATTCTTAATTCGTAAGTTCTTATTTAAGGATGCCTCTACGCGAGGGAAGTACGCTCTCCACATACACATCAAGGCGTTTGCCGGGATTGTTTGTGTATGATTTAATCGAACCCACTTATTTGTTTCTGTTGTGAAATCTCGTGAGTATTCAATCCAGTTCTTACCATCGTTAAACCAGAACGATAGGTAGGCTCCTGATACGTCACAGTTAACATCTGCGGAGAATGTAACTTTATCCCCTATTTTGAATCCTTGTAAACCGCTATCGTAAGAACCTAATTGGAACGCAGAGTCATTGAATCTTGTACATGTCATCCCTAAGTAGTCTTGGTTCCAGAAACTTTGTATGTTTATTCCTCTAATTGTCTCGGTAGCACCTCTGTCATTGTCAGAAGGTAATCGAGGGAATACGTTAACTGCACTACTATGTAATACATTGTTTTTTGTGAATGGTCTAAATGTTTCGAAAATTTGCATGGTACCTTCTTTAGTTAAATCGGATGGTAGGTGTATATCTTTGTACCCGTTAGAAAATAAAGGAGCTACAGATATATCTCTACGTGTATACTGTTTGTTGTCAAACGTACCGCCTTTAATTGTAGTTTGGTAATACAACATAGTTACATCTTCCGCTTTAATCTTGTCAATAGGAACCATATAATACGATTTTCCACCGTACTCTAGTTTAGGATAAGTTTTAACAGGTCTACCAAGAACAGGCATAACAGGTATGATTCTGTCAACCCTCTTATAACCTATTATATCATAATCTGCTAATCTTAAGTATGTTTTGTCCTTACTGTCGAATAGCTGTTTAAGTTTGTCTTGGATATCGAAGTCAGCCGTATTTAATCCCTTATCCTCTGGTGCTTCTGTGTACATAAGAGGCTTGTCACCTTTAACTAGTGTTTGAGCTGCTGTTTGGAACCAGTTCCCAGAACCTGTTAGCTGGTCTACTTCGAATCGTAGTTTTGCGTTAGCATCTAGTCCCTTCTGCTCAATTGGTAGTGTTACACTAAGCATTTGCCAATTAGCAGTAGCATTACCTACAACCGTTCCTCCCATTGAACTACTCTCTGAGAAGAACTTAACAGGCATAGGTACAATTGTATCGAGCCTAGTAAACTCTATATCAAAGAAAGATATACTACCATTTCTTCGAAGCCATACTATAAAGTGAGGCGTGTCTATTGTAGTGTTTATAGTAACGTCTCTAGTGAACTCTACCCATCTACCTATTTGGTTTTTATCAGTTATTTCCATGATAGGGACAGGGTTGACATCTACACCGTTCGCATCTTTACCTTTGAGTTCTACTGCGGTACCTTCATCTATAGCTATGTCGCTGTTAACTCTGTAGAGGAAGCGGATTCTATATTTCTGACCTGCTACTAGTTTTGTTAGTCCACCTTCTGTAAGTATTTGTCTTAATCCTACATATCTATTCATATCCATACCGGAAGCTCTTAGTGTCGCTACATTACCATATACACTGTCCGTCTCGATTTTAACATTATCCCCTGTTGTTGAAGATGCGGTGAAGGGGCTTAATACTCCTGTAGCGAAGTCCCCGTTAACCATCGAGTTATTTGTTAACCGAACAGATTGAGAGTAAGTAACTGTGTCACCTACTTTAGCTGCACTTCTATTTACAATACTAGGGATGTTGTATCGAATACTCCCCCAGTTAATATTTGTCTGGGTTATTTTTGTTCCCATATACCGCTTCGAGAGTAACTGTACATTGTTTGGGTTATAACTCCACGGGTCATCGCTACCAGAATAGTCCTTTGTTTTTATCAACAAGTTACGACTGTTGATGATTTTCTTTTCAATTGGAATAGCGTCGTCGTTCTTTCTGTTCGGTAGTCGAGAAAGTTTTGCTTTAACCCCTGCTGGTTTGAACTTTTCGATTTCACTTAGAACATCTAAAGGAACATTCTCTGTGAATCTAGCATCGATAACGGCTGTCGTGTAGTACTTACCTAGTAAGTGGTCTTCACCGTTTAGTTTCGATTTATTCAAGATGAACACGTTCTTGTAAGGTTCATAAATCTCAACCTTCGTCGTCGGGTCATTTAAGTATTTCTTAATCGCATCTTCGATAGAAAGTACAGTACCTCTTTCGATAAGAATGAAATTAATAATTCTTTGTCTATATGTGTCATCGCTTTCATTATCCTTACGGAATACACCGAACTTATCTCCGAACTCATCTAGCCATTGTCCGGTAGCTGTTTCTAGTCGAGCATCTTTTTTGCTCTCTATAGCATCAGTAGCCACACTTTGTAACATATCATCTAAGGAAGCAAGGACAACATTATGGGGATTGCTGTCCTTTGTTAATCTTGTTTTCCATAGAGGATGTAAATATTTCATGAAGCCCATATTATTCCTCCTATACTAGTGTTACTTTAATTATACCAGCTCTCACGATTTCGTTACCTTTGACTACCTCATTAGCTGTAGGTTTTGTGTACTGTATATCGTATACAAGCTGCTTATCTACGCTCTTGATAACGTAAGATAAATCGTTTAGAATTAAGTTCTGAGATGTTTGCATATTGTTTAAGTAGCCTTCTATAGCAAACTTGATTCTATCTCGTAATGCATTTGTAATAGCTGGTTTGTTTGAGATGGTAATGGTTACTTCCACATCTACAGCTTTACGAGTTACTGGTCTTACTTCTACCGGGATTCCAGCAGGTTTAAATCGTGTAAGTGACGTTGCGATTGCTAGTTTAACAGAATCAGGTAGTTCCCCGTTCTTATCGTGAGCATACACGATTACGATACCAATCTTCTCATCTATGTATACACCGGATACTTCTGGTACTAATCTTGTACCATACTCCAATGCTGGTTTTGTAGCCTTACTTAAGGATTCAATATATGAACGGAATCTAGATTTCAATGCTTCTAGTGGTTCTTCGTTCTCACCTGTTTGGAATGCAGAAGGGTTAGTAACTAGTTTCACGTTAGAAAGCGGTGTCATCATAACATCAATCGCGTTTGCGGGTACGTTACCGACTTCTCCTGCGATGATACAGTATACAAATACTTCTGCTGTTACGGCTCCTGCTGGTATGTAATAATCTTCTACAGTTTCATAGATGTTTGCGTATTCCGGGAAACTAGATGTAAATCTTGTACCACGAGGTAATGGTGTGTTTTGTTGGACAGCATTATGGAATGTGATTCTTACTTTTCCGTATGCTTTTTGTGGAGCCTTACGTTTAAATGCGAAGGACTCGTACACACCTGCTTGGATGGCTTCTTCTAAGTTTTCTTCTGTTAATACATAGAACTGTTCTACTTCCATCGCTACTGATTCGTACAACGCTCGAATAGCACTACCTACTGAGAAGTCATTAATCTTATTTGTGTTTGTTATTGTGTAATCTACTAATCTTGAGTAGATATTCATCATTCCTTTAAATTGCAATGCTTTCACCGCCTATCGGATATTGTTTGAAAAGTTGTCATTTAGGAAAATATCTCCATTCTCTCTTGCAGTTAAGGCAAGTAAGAATGCTTCGTCTACCGCTATCGATGTTACTTTGAACGCAACATTTATGTAGTTATCGTACATGTCGTACCCTACCTTCTCGACAGCTCGTACACGTCCGTCTGTTCGGATAGCTCTTTCTAACTCCACTACTAATAATGTAGCATTTTCCTCTGTATTTTTTTTACCTAAGTATTCATTCACGTAAGAGCCGTATCTAGGGTGGTTAAGATAACTTCCTACTGGAGTTAGAATACGAGTTAATAGAGATTGTTTTAGGTTCTCAATACCGCGTATCGTAGCAAGGTCGCCTTTATCATTCTCCTTCATTTCTAGTATTTCCGCGTCCCATCCGGGAGAAGCTATATTACGAGGTTGCGGTAATACGTTTAAATCCTTACCAAGTGTTAAAGCGTAGATTTCCTCTTGGTCATACACCGAACTATTCTTTAAGCTTGCTATAAGCTCACCACTATCATCTTCGTTTGAACGGAACATAATCGTATCTCCTGTTGTAACAAGGTGATAAGGATTCGCTTGTTTCTCCGCTACTGTTTCAACGATGTAAGGATATCTAAGGTCATTGAACTTTGCTAACTCTCTCCATCTATTAGAATCACCTAAATGATGTTGTGCGATAGATTGTAGTGTATCTCCTGCTGCTATAATTTTCTTCACATATTTAACCACTATCTCACCTCCAACCTGTCAGTTAAAATAACATCTATCTGATTCTCTATGTAACCTAGCGACACATCTG